GAAGTTTATTACTGGTCACCATCCTACAAGAATGGTGATGGAATAATTTTACGCTCAGAAATTCCTGTTAGAACATATAATGATCAGCCACTCGCTCCAATCGTTCCACTCTTTTACAGCAGGTCGCCATCTAAACCAATGGAAGGTTTATCTTCACTAGCAAGGCTTTACGACCAGTTTTATGAAAAGAATATTTTAAGAACATACTGGGCAAACGCAGTTAGAAGAGATAGCAGACAATACCTTTACAGAGAAGGTATGGTTGATGAAGAAGCTTTAGCTAAGATTACTGCTGGTGTTGACGGTGCTATGATAGGCGTAGATTCAGATACCTTGTCAGGAATTATAATGCCAATTGGTGTTGAGCCAATCTCATCTAACTTTGATAGATATCTTGGCGCAATCGAGTCAGATATTAATAGAGGATCTTCACTTGCTCCATTTGCTAGAGGAGAAGCAACCAAAGCTACTGCTACAGAAATCACAGCATTGGCTCAGTATTCTGCTTCTGAAATTGGTAAGCTAGCAAGAGAACGTGATAACTCAATGGAAAATATAATCATTGTTTATTTAAGAACATTGGTTCTACTTGCAGAAGATGGTGAAAAAGCCGTACTAAATGTAGAAGGCGAAGGCAAAGTAATTACACCAGCAGATTTGGAAGGCAAGTTCCGTGTAAACGCATTAGACCAGGGAAGCACTCCACTATCAGATGCAATAAGAAAACAAAATCTTTTAAGTTTACTACCAACACTACAAGGTCTAGGCGTACCACCAGAAAAAATAAAAGAAGAAATCATCAGAGCATACGAGTTACCCAAGACCTTCCTAGAGGCTATTCCAGCCGCTCCAGTGGCTCCAGAAGGCGCTGTTCCTTCTCCTTCAGCCGCAGATGTAGCCAACATAGAGGGCGGCGTAGAATCGAATATAACGGGCGCAGAGGCCCTAGCACAAAGTCTAAGAGGAGCATAAAAAATGCCAATTTATGAATATAAGTGTCCACAGTGTGGCGGATATGAAGAATTATTTTTACACATGAGAGATTGCTCTAAAGAAATTGTTTGTAAGAATTGTACCATTGTAATGAAGAAGCTGCCATCTGTTGTAGCAAAGACTGCTTCTCTTTGGAATGATGGATGGAATAAGGGCCTTGATGGTCAAGGCGTTTTCTCACATGCACTAGGAAAAAAAGTACATTCTAAAAGAGAAGAAGCAAAAATACTTGAAGCTAAAGGATTTGTTTCTGAGGCTGACTTAGCTCCACATTGGTGGGAAGATCAGCAAGCTAAAAAATTAGAAAAAATAAAAGAGCAAGATAGATTGACAGATACTTATAATAGTAAGGTTGCTGAATATGGCGGTGATAAAATCAGAGCTATGACAGAAACATTTACAACAGAAAAATGTCTTGATGGTTCTTTGCACGAAACATTTAACGAAAAAATAACAATATAAAAAAGGAGATATAAAATGCAGATGCCAGGAAAAAGAGGTCCAAAGATGGAAGTTGAAATTCAGATTGGCGGAAGAGAGCCAGGTTCTTCACCAATAGCAGAGGAGCTTAACGATCTAGAAATGGAAGACGAAGACATGTACAGACAGATGGCTCCAAAAGGTACTTTTACTTCAAGAGCTTTAGATCCACTTGTTAAAAATGTTAACAAATTACTTCCACTATTTGGTCAGGATCCATCTTATCCAAAAATTAGTGACACTAACGAGCTACCAACAGATTTCACTCGTGTTCTATCTATGTTTGTTGCTGCGGCTGATGATGCTGTTGAAGCTGGCGTACTAAATCCAGAAATGAAAATAGACTTAGAAAGCATTAAAACTGATTCTGATTTGATGGCTCTTTCTGGTAAGATAGAGATGCTTGCTAGAGATAGAGAATTCAAAAGATTCCTACAAGAAGAAGCACCTGCAGAAGAGCCAGAGATGGAAGAGGGCATGGATGAAATGGCGATGAGCCCAGAAGATGAAGATGCTCTTATGATGGAAAGGATGTAATATGTCTCTCTATGAAAATATAAATAAAAGAAAAAAAGCAGGAACCAGCAGGTCAAAAGATAAGTCTACAATAGATCCAAAAACTTATGACCAAATGAAAAAAAAGAAAGGTGGTTTTGCACCTGGACCTGCTAAAAAGAAAGGAGCAAAGAAATGACAATTAAAATTCCTTGGGTTAAAGTTGGTTTACTACTTGGTTCACTAGTTAAAGCCGCAAAAGGCGGAATTGACAAAGAAGAAGCGCAAGATCTTCTTTCAGATCTTGCAGAAATAGCAGCACACATAGCGTTACAGTTAGCACAAACAAAATAAAAAAGGAAGAATAAAATGGAAAACAACGAGACTGTCGTTCAAGACAACACCTCAGTAGAAGATACTGGCTTACCAGAAGATATTACACTAGATGATCTTCTAGCAATAGATGATGAACAGTATCCAGAGTTTAAATCAGAAGATTCCCACAAAGGAATGAAGCCGCTCTCACACTGGATGCAGCATGTTCCAGAGGATGTTAGAAAGCATCTAGCAAATATCAGAGCAGATTACACAAGAAAGACTCAGGAGATTTCTAACATGAGAAAATCTCTTGAAGATAAAGAAGCTGAAATGTACCGCAAGAATGAGCACATTATGAGAGGCCCACTTGCAGAGCAGTTAAATAAAATAAATACCGAAGAAGAGTACGACCTATTTGATCCTAACGGAATGAAAGCAGAGATTCAGAGACAAGCTGGATTAATGTTAAAACAAATGCTAGAGCCAGCTCAGAAAGAGTTAGAAGTACAGCAAAGAAAATTACAGTTAGATGCATTTAAAAAAGAAAATCCTGAGCTTACTGATCCTACTTATAGAGGCCCAGTATTAGAGCTTTTGGCACAAAGACCAGAGCTTAAGTTAGAAGATGCATTTTATATTGTTAAAGCTAAGATTGGATCACAGGCTTTAGATGCTGAGAGATCAAAGCTAGCAGAAGCAAAAGCAGCAAGAAGAGATACTGCACTTAAATCTTCTGTTGGAAGCAGAACTGCTGTAGCTCCAGCTCCTAAGTTTAAGAATGCTATGGAAGCATATAACTGGCACAAAGCAAACGGCGTAAAATGATTCATAAAACCCTGCCTCAGCATTTTTACGTTTCTGTACCTAATGCTCTGCTCGGTCCAAAGATGCCTGAAGGTTATACCCGAGGGCTTTTACACGGAATATACGGCAGAGAAGGTCAGGCTCTTTTAACCCATGTTTTGTTAGACACTGGAGCTAATTGGTCAGGAATTCCTTTACATTTATTAAGATTAGAAGATTGGGTAGGACCACAAGTAGATCAGGCTATTCTTCAACCTTGGGGATGTATGGGCAGAGATCTAAAAGTATCTGAACTAGAATATCTTGGTGGCTTATCTGTAGAGTTACGTTTTGGCCCACAGAAAGGAAGACATACAGGAATTATTGTAGACTGGGATGATGCTTTTGCTAAACACCCACAAGAACACAAGCCTCTTTCTCTCATAATTGTAGATGGTGGTCACTTTGCTCTTCTGCCAAATAATTATTTTATTCTTTCTGACAAGCACTTCACAACCGGCAAGCGTGAAATAACAAAGAATTATTACAGAGGATCGCAGACGTACTGGGAACCCTAAAAAATTATTTTAATTTTTTTTCTCCTGCCACTACTACTTTTCCTTCTACTTGGCCCTGAGTAGTAAGTGCAAGCGCCGCATCTCGGACTAGAGCCCAACGGCCCTATCGCTAAAGCGCCTGTGTTAAGTGATCTGGAATATTTTAATGCCATTTAATATCCAACAAGAAAATATTCCAACAAGAGAGTTTTGGGGATATAGCTCAATTGGAAGAGCATCGGCTTTGCAAGCCGGCGGTTATGGGTTCGAGTCCCATTGTCTCCACTATCTTTGATTCTCTTGTTGGAATATTCTTTTTGTATCTTTTTGTTGGAATATTTACTTTACTTTTTCTCTGTCTTTAGAAGGCGCAACGTTTCCCGGCCTAGCATTAGCATCTTTTAGATCTCCTAATGCAAACTGAGCGGACGATCTATTAAAGCACCTGCGATTTGCAGATACGCTTAACAATCAAAATTCAGTTTGTGTTTAACAATTTAACAAAAAATAATTAATTAGGAGAATTTATCATGGCAATTTCAAATGATCTATTAAGCTCAACCCTGTACTCAATCAGAGACGGAGAAGTTGACGAACTCTACAAGAAAGTAGCATTCCTTGATGGTGTTAAGAAAGCTGGCGGTGTCGAAGTCGAGAAAGGCGGCATCAAAATCCAGAGACCACTAAGCATCCAGGAACACTCAACCATCACTCAGCTCGCTACTGGTTACGAGCCTGTCAATCTCGCTGTAAATGACGTTCTAAGGCCAGCAGTTTATGATTGGGCAGACTACGTAAGTCCCATAGTCATAACTCGCAAGGAGGAACTCGAGAATAGCGGAGAATACGCTATTGTCAAGATTCTAGAAGCAAGAATGAAGTCTGTTATGGGTATGTTGAGAAGAGAAACCAACAAGCAGATTCTAAGAGGAAACTCTGCTGTTCTAAGCTCACTCAATACTCTAAACGGTTCAACACTTGGTGGTAACGGATTCCTTGAGCCAAGAGCAGCAGTAGCAGGTACACAGCAGAACGTAGTTGGTGGTATATCCAAAGTAACTTTCCCAGTTGCAGGTTGGCTAAACCAGTTCTCAAACGGTGCTTTAGTTCCTGACTTTATGACCAACCTCTACAACATGTACATTGCTGCTAACGCAGTATCTCCAATGGGCGATGTTGATCACCTCATAATGTCACAGGCTGCTCTAGCAAGATACAGAAAAGAACTTTTCGATATCCAGAGATTTATCGACACCAAGACTCTTGACGGTGGAAGAATGGGCCTAGCATTCAACGGTGCTATTGCTGAATCAGATCCAGAGATGGGCTTCGTTACTTCAGTTCCTGGCGAAACCTTGGATGCATACATGCTTAACTACGATGGTATCAAGCTTGTATTCCACAGCGAAGGCGACTTCTCTGTTTCTCCTTTCGAGCACATTTCAGGTACAACTGCAAGATCTGCTCAACTCTATGTCAAGTGCCAGCTCGTCGCAGATTTCCTCGGCGGTCAGGCAGTCGGCGTCAACCTACAGTAATCTTAAATAAACAATTAAAAAAAAGGAGAATTAAA